TCTACAACTGTTTTTACTTTGACACACCCAGTTGCAAATGCAAATGACCTTGAAGTTTTCGTAGGAAACGTAAGACAAGAACCAACTGCAGCTTACTCTGCCGCTGGTACAACTCTTACTATGTCTGAAGCGCCTGCAACTGGTCTAAACTTTTACGTCATAAACAAAAGTCAAGCACAAGTTACAACTACTCCACCAGCAAACTCTATCTCTACAGATAAGATTGTTAACAATGCAGTTACAGTTGGAAAACTTGCAACTTCTGGAACTCTCCCAGCATTAGATGGTTCTGCATTAACTGGAATTAATAGTATAACATCTGCTGATGTTTGGGAAATGTCCACATCCTTTGCGCCTAGCGGTTCTGCATATGTTACTGCAAATTGGAGTAGGTCTAATGATGCTGGTATCGGATTTATTGGAACTGGTATGTCAGAGTCTTCTGGCGTTTTTACTTTTCCATCAACTGGAATATGGGAAGTGACTGCTGATGCTATGTTCGCTCACAATGGTAATGATGGTCATGTTGCAATATCTATCTATGCAACAACAGATAATTCTTCATATACTCAAACAGGCATTAAAGGTCAAGCAGGAAATAGAGTTGCATCAGACCCACAGATGCAAGCGTTTACAAAACAATTTATTGATGTTACAAATACATCAAATGTTAAAATAAAATATTATATAGAAAGTGCTAACCCTTGCACCGTTCCCAAAATTCAAGCAATGTTTACTAGACTAGGAGATACATAATGAGTAATTTAGAACAAGCTCTTGCTGGTATGCATAATGGTCAATGGTGGGGATGGACTGATTCAAATGCAGATAAAGTTCTTTCCAATGTAACTGTTCATGACAATTCTAAAACTTTGCCAACTCAAAAAGAAATTGATACAAAGATTGCAGAGATTAAGTTAAATGAACTTCGCATGGAACGAAATAATATTCTTACACAATCAGATTGGATTGTAATCAAAGAAAGAGAAGAGGGTGGTTCGGTTTCAAACTTTGCAGATTGGAAAACTTACAGACAAGCACTTCGTGATGTAACTAAAACATATAAGACACTTGACACAGTTAAGTGGCCAACTGCACCTTCGGAGTAATGAGATGCCATTAAGTAAAATACAAACTACAAATAATCAAGTTGTTCCAAACTTAGGTCGTAGAAATATGGTTATCAATGGTGCTATGAAAGTAGCCCAGAGAGGCACCTCAAGTACTGGATTAGGTGCTTCAGATGGATATTTTACTGTAGATAGATTTAAATTAAATTTTTCATCAACTTCTGCTAGATTTACAATGACACAAGACAGTCCTACAGATTTGCCTGGATTCACAAAAGCATTGAAATTAGACTGTACTACAGCAGACACTAATATAGGGTCAGGCGAGTATCTTATATTACATCATATATTAGAAGGACAAGATTTACAACAACTAAAAAAAGGTACGTCTAATGCAGAAAAATTTACTGTATCTTTTTATGTTAAAGGCAATGCAGCTGCTTCATATACTTTAGAGATAGAAGATGTAGATAATAATAGATATAATGCACAAGAATTTTCAGTAACAACTTCATGGAATAGAGTTTCTTTAACTTTTGATGGAGATACAACTGGGATTTTCGATAATGATGCAAATGCTTCAATCCGTATGAACTTTTGGCTTTATGTAGGTGCAAACTTTACTAGTGGTACACATACAGATAATGTATGGCACACTACTGCAAATCAAAGGGTGGGTGACAATCAAACATCTCTTGCAGATAGTACAGACAGAACATTTTTTATTACTGGTTTACAAATGGAAGTTGGCGATGTAGCTACAGATTTTGAACACCGCTCAGTTGGAGAAGAACTTGAACTTTGTAAACGATATTATCAAAAAGTAACAGTTGGGGAAAATGATGGCCCAATAGCTCTTGGTACTGCTTACAATTCTTCTCAACTTTCTGTTCCCATACCATTACATCCAGAAATGAGAGCAACTCCTACAGTAGATGTAGTTACTGGTTCAAACTATTACAGATTTACATCTAATGCTTCAAATACCAATTTTGATACTCTTGCTCTCGATATAGCAACTAGAAGGACAGTCATAGTTGCTAAAGGAAGTTTATCTGGTATGACTGGTGGAAACGCTGGATATTTATATACAAAAAGTACAAGTGCTTATCTTGCATTTGCAGCTGAATTATAGGAATTAGAAATATGATAAATGTAGTAACAAAACACAAAAGTCCAACTTTAGGTGAGGTGAATAGTTATGAAGTTACATACGTTGACTCTAATATCATAAGATATATACCATTAGACCCAGATAATACAGATTATCAAGACATTCTTGAGTGGGAAAAGATTGATGGTAACACAATCAAAGATGCATAATAAATATGATAAAGGAAAATAGATAATGCCGTTTATAGGAACACAACCAGAAGTAGGTGGATATTCAGTTCTAGATGCACTGACAGCATCTGCGACTGCAAGTTATACTCTACAATTAAATAGTGCAAACTTTGTACCTAATTCTGCAAACCAACTTTTGGTTTCATTGAATGGTGTCATTCAGAAGCCTGGGTCTTCGTTTACTTTATCTGGTAGTACTCTTACATTTTCAAGTGCATTGTCTTCTTCAGATAGTATTGATTTTATTATCTCAATGGGTGAACCTCTTTTAATCGGAACACCAAGTGATGGAACAATTACAAATGCAAAATTAGGTTTAGGACAATTTCTACAACTACCTTCTGGAACTACGGCAAACCGCCCAGGCAGTCCAGTAAATGGAATGGTTAGGTATAACACCACTACAAGCAAGTTTGAAGTTTATGAAGGTGATGGTTGGTCTTCATACGCTCTGTTATATAATATTGATGCACTAGTTATTTCTGGTGGTGGTGGTGGAGCATCTGGTGGTGGTGGTGCCGGTGGCACAACAAATTTTACACAAATCGCCATTACAAAAAATACTTCATATGCAATTACAGTTGGTGCCGGAGGTAATGCTGGCAGTGGAACAACCACTGGTAGTAATGGTGGAATTTCTTTACTTTCTGGTATAAGTGGGTCAAATGTTGGTGGCGGCGGCGGTGGTCACTTCTCTAATAGTTCTGCAAACAATGGTGCAGCTGGTGGTTCTGGTGGTGGTGCTGGTGGTTCTGACACTGGTGGTTCTGCTGGTGTTGGTGGTGCTGGAACTGTTGGACAAGGATTCGCTGGTGGTACTGCTTCAGCACTAAACACTGTTCAAGGTCGTGGTGGCGGCGGTGGTAAAGGTGGTGTTGGTGCAAATTCAAATGGACAAAATGGTGGAGCTGGTGGAACTGGTTACACTTGGGTAGACGGAGTAACTCGTGCATCTGGTGGTTCTGGTGGTGGTTCTTCAACAGTAGCAGCAACTGCTGGTGGTGGTGGTGCTGGTGCAGCTTCAAATCAAACAGGCTCAGCAGCAACTGCAAACACTGGCGGTGGCGGTGGCGGTGGTGGTAATACTTCTGTTACCAACGGTGGTAATGGCGGTTCTGGTGTTGTTATTATTAGATATATTGGAACTCAAAAAGGAAGTGGTGGTTCAGTTACTTCTTCTGGTGGGTATACATATCACACATTCAACTCATCTGGAACATATACGGCTTAGGAGATAGATAATGGCACATTACGCAAAAGTATATAATGGACAAGTTATTAATGTTATTGTTGCAGATGAAGAATATTTTGAAACATTTGTTGACTCAACGCCTGGAGACTGGATTCAAACATCATATAATACAAAAGAGAAGGTTCATTTTGGACAAGATGGAAAACCAGATGATGGAACTGCATTGAGATATAATTATGCATTTATTGGTGGACTTTATAATTACCAAGATGATGCATTTCATGCCCCTCAACCTTTTTCATCATGGAAATTAAACACAGATACTTATGCTTGGGAAGCACCAGTTGCACCCCCAAAAGATTTAACTGAAACCCAATCTGCAACTTGGAATGAAAAAAGTCAATCTTGGGATATTATAGACAGTGCTGAATAAATATAGAGAAATAGGAAACCAGAATGAGTTTAATTAAAGTAAAATCAAGAGGTACAGATAACGTAAGTGGTCGTAGGAATATTATTATCAATGGTGCTATGCAAGTGGCCCAGAGGGGAACACAGACTGGTCAAGGTGGTGCTGAAGCTATGTCTGCTGTAGATAGATTTAAACTTTTTGGTGGTAGCACAGCAGGTAGACTTACATCTTCACAAGATTCTGATTCTCCAATAGGCTTTGGTAATTCATTAAAACTAGATTGCACAACTGCCGATACTTCTGTCGCAGCAGGTGAATTTCTTTTGTTAGAACAAAGGATAGAGGGTCAAGATTTACAACAATTAAAATATAATCAATCAAGTGCAGAAACTTCAACAATAAGTTTTTATGTAAAAGGTAATGCTTCTGCACAGTATACTTTTGCTTTACAATATCATTTATCAGGTGGTACTGCTCGTTGGTTTACAAAAGGATTTGCAGTTACTACTGATTGGACAAGAGTTGTTATACCAATTCTGGGAGATACTCAAGCAAGTAGTGGTTCTGATTATGGCATAGCTAATAATAATGTTACTGGTGCTAATTTAATGATTTGGTTACATGGTGGTACAAACTTTTCAAGTGGCACTCATCAAGATACAGCTTGGGCTGATAGGGATTACACTAAACTATTCCAAGACAATCAAACATCTTTTTATGACAGTACAGACAGAACATTCTTTATTACTGGGTTTCAGTTTGAAATTGGCTCACAAGCCACACCATTTGAACACCGCTCCTTTGCAGAAGAACTTCAACTTTGTAAACGCTATTATGAAGAAATCAATTCTACCAATTCAATCTATTATGCAATGGGTGTTGTAAATGGTGGGGGTTCTAGTCCAACTGTTTTTGCTCCAGTGCAATTTGAAGTTGAAAAACGAGCAACCCCAGCAGTAACATACGCTGGTACGCCTGGGTCACATCATATTGTAACTAGAGCTGGAAGTTCAAACGCTGGTATGGGAACTATAACTTTTGGTTCTATAAGACCTAAAAACTGTTATATACAAAGTGCAAGTTCTCCAAGTTCAATGACAACTGGTTATGGAACTGCTATTGCTGTTAATGGAGATGGTAAAATTCTCATCAACGCAGAGTTATAGTGGAGTAAATTATGGAAATTAAAAACGCAAAATATCAAAAAGACATTGGAAGTTCTGAAAACAACTGTGTAGTTGCAGAGATTGATGGTCAAGTATGGACTGTTCCAATGGATGAAAACAATTCATACTACGCAGAAATACTAAAACGAGTTAAAGAAGGCACTTTAACAATCGCAGATGCAGACTAAATAATTATCGGAGAAGAATAAATGGCACTTTCAAAGATTACAACTAAATCAATCCTAGATGGAACAGTTGCAACTGCTGACTTAGCAGCTAATGCTGTTACGACTGCAAAGATTGGTGCAGATGTTATTGTTGCAGATGACGTTGCAGATAACGCTATTACGACTGCACAAATCGCTAATGACGCTGTGACAGCAGATAAGATTGCAGATA